ATCCAAGTTCAGACACCGCCTCGGCGAGCCCTTCACGCACGTCGGACAGGGTCGCTGTCATGCGATGCCGACGCCGGCGGCGTATTGGTAGGGAGCGAGAAGTTGTCGCGCGGTGGGGTCGACGTAGCCGGGCACTCTGACCATGCCGAAGTCGCCGCCACCGGCGAGACCGCCCGGCGAGTTGCGGCGGGCGATGATGCCGTGGGCCACGATGATCGTCGCCTGGATGACGGCCTCGGGTACCGCCGGCCACCCCCATGTTCCGTCGATCTTCACGAGGTGCTGACGGGCGGTCAGCGTCGTCATGGGGATCGGGAAGGTCTGACCGCCGATGGCGTGGACGTGGTTGAACGGCAGCGCCTGCGGCGCCGTCGAAGCGATGGGCAGCAGTTCGTAATCGGTCGTCTGCCACGTCGTGGCGAACGCTCCAGACCCGTCGTCGGTCTTGAGTGTGGTAATCGCCGTGAGCGGGTTCATGTGCTTGAGTGCGAGGGCATACCCACCTGAGGGGATGAAGATCCGCGCCTCGTCGACCGCGAAGAAGTGCTGACCGCAGTACAGGTCGACCCATCGCGACGCCGCCTCGATGGCGCGCTCGATGTCGGGTTCGGTATCGGTCAGCGTTGCGCCACCGCGCCATGCTGCGAGGTCTTCGCCTGAGGCGTAGCCGTTGACGATCGTCATGGCCTCACCCCCACTGCTCTGACGTCGCCGCCGAGTTCATTGATGAGCAGCGGATCGAGTGACGCCAATTCCTTCTTCAGGGCTTTGGTCGTCAGGTTCTCGTAGTACTCATCGGGTCGGAGACGACCGCCGTCAATCGCTGAGTGAGGCTCACGGGTCGGGCCTGCCGCCGTGATGATGATCGTGCCGCCGGGGCGGCACGCGTCGATACATGCGCCGAGCAGGTCGCGCCACAGTTCGACGTGTTCCAGCACCTCGAGACAGAGCACCGTGTCGGCCACCCCAACCATGTCGAGGGTGGCGAAGTCGCCGACCACGTCAACGTCGGTACCGTCGACCAGATCGACGCCGAGGAATGACTTGGCGTCTGCGAACAGGTCGCGTACGCCGCCGTTGATGTTGCGGGAACCGATCTCGAGCACGTCGCCGGCCTTGGCCGGGAGGTGCGCTTGTACCCACTGTCGAGCTGCTGTGTGCATGATGCCCCTTCACACGAGTTCGGGCTTACGCCACCACACGACGTGGGCGACGACGGCAAGGATGAGCCACGGTTCGGGGATGACTACCGCAGCGCCGACCGCCATGAGCGGCCCCGCTGCGGTCTGGGTCAGGCGCACGGTGTCGGTGGCGACGAACAGTTGAGCGTGAGCGACGACGAGCGCCGTTGCGAGCGCCCTGGACGGTGCGTATAGGGCTGCGAGCGTGATGCCCCACGGTGCGACCATCACCCACGCTGAGCGCCACTCACGGGCGTGTAACGAAGTCCTGAGTGGATGGTCGTAGATGGTGCGGTACGGCTCACGGGCGGTCACCTCGTCGATGGCCGACTCGGCGATCAGGTGACGGATGAGCGGGGCGATAAGGGCGAGGAGGAGGAGCGGCGACCACGCCCACACCGCAGCGAAGACCGGCGACGACTCCTTGACGCACGATGCGACCAGGACGAGAGCCAGGCCGGCAGGCCACCAGCCGAGGCGGTAGAGCCCCGCGCCCATGACGGAGAGGGCGAGGGCGGGCAGGTCAACACCAATCGGACGGGTGACGGGGGGGCCCAGAACGCCGGGGAGGGCGATAAGCAGGATGGCGGCGACAGCGCACCGCTGCGGCGACAGGCCGTAGGTGTGGGCGAGTAGTGCGCACCCGCCGGCGGCGAGCGGCCACGATGCCCACCAGACGATGCTCCAACGGCGTAGGTCATTGCGGCACAAGTACGGGAGCAACCAGCGAAGGTGAAAGGGGCGGGCGACGGTGACGCCACGACCGGCGAGCCAGTAGCGGGCGGCGTCAGGTCCGAGCTTCATACCTCGATGACGTCACGCTCGTTGGCGTCATCACGCTTCGCCATGCGCTCGGGTGACAGTTGCGCCGGGTTCGTCTTCGTCTCCGACGGCCACCAGACCTTCGACCCCTTGTGGTGTCCGACGTGGAGTGTGGTGTCGACGTGGGTGGCGTGACCCGCCGCGCCTGCACGGATACAGAAGCTGATGTCCTCGCCGAGCGCCCACTCTTTGCCGGATTCGGACTCGACGACGTCGTAACCGAACCACGCGTTTGTCGACCCGCCGGCGTTCTTCTGCATATCAATGAGAACGTCACGGTGAACGAGGAGGCAGCCAGTGCCAGTCGCTGCGACCTGCGCTACCTGCCCTTCGGGCCAGTCCAGCATTACCTGTGTGACGGTGTCGGGGTCGTCGATGAACAGGGTGGGGATGGGGCCATCTGCTGTGACGATGACGCACAGCGCCCCGAGAATCTTCACGTCGAACTGAACGGCGCGGGCGACCATGCGATGCATCGTGTCCGGCTCGAACACCATGTCTGTATCGCAGAACCACAGCCATTCGGCGTCGGCGTCGTGGTTCGTCAAGAACTCATCGACCAGCCGGTTACGCGCCTTCGCCAGGTTGGCTGACGCCTCCACCGCTACGTAGTTGTGGAGCAGCCGCAGGTCAATCGGTGTGGGCGACTCAGGCGCGCCCATCGCCTCCCACACCTGCAACGCTCGCTCGCGGTCCCACACATCGAGCTCGACGTAGGAGCGGAGGAAACGTGTGGAAATGTCGTGCCCTGTCGACGGGAACGCCATCAGGACGCGGCCGGGGTGATCTTCGTTCATATTCATTGCCTCCTGCACTGAGGTGCAGGGATGACGGGTGAGTGCAGCACCCGTCATCCCTGCGATGGTTTCGGTCAGAGCGTCAGCTCAGGACCTGCTTGAAGCCCGTCCCCTGGAGCACACATGTGCTCACCGGGTAGCGACCCGCCGTGAAGGCGGAGAAGCCGTAGGCCACGAGGCGCACGGTGAGCTGGTCACCGAGGACTTCCTCGAAGGTGAGCCCAACGGGTGCGCCGGCGTCCTCCATGTGGATGACGTCGGCACTACGGGTCACGATGATCCGATCCTCATCGGTGGAAGCACCGAGAGTGATCGGGACGCCGGCATCGGAAACCACCCGGATTCCGGCGACCGATCCGACCGAGGCGTATCCCGCTGCCATGCCGTTGCCGACGGCGTTGAAGCCGGGGCCGTCGACCTGGACGAGGGGACGTCCCGCGGTGTCGGACTGGGCGCAGAGCCACGCCCACCTGCGGGGCGACATCACGATGAGGTCGGGAGCCGCGTAGCGCGCCCCGTTGACCTTGCCGATGGCATTGTGGATCGAGCTGACGAGCGATGCGCCCGTCGTACCGGTCCATGCAGCGGTCTGCACCGAAGTGGTGTTGAGGATGCCCCAGTGGCCGCCGGCGGTGCCGTCGCCGCCGAGGGCGGAGATGTTCGTCTTCGTCGCGTACTGGTTGTACAGATCCGCGAGGATGATGTTGCCGACGTTCTCGCCACGCTCGAAGGCCTGACGGGAAAGGACCTGCTGACCGGCGAACGTGCGCACCGGCACCGACAGGTCAGTGACAGCCATCGTCGTGTTCGACACGGCGGTGTTCTGCGTCTCCTGAGCGGCCACCGACACAGCGGTCGTGCCACGCGGGATGACGACCGTCATACCGATCGCGGGAAGCTGCATGTTCGACACGGCATTGAGGAACGGCCGACCAGAGGTCAGCGCCTCGGCGTACTGTGACGTCAGGTACTGCGGCACGACGAGCCCACCGAAGTTGCCGGTTGTGGACCGGTAGTCCACCTGGGCTTCGACACGGGCACGCTCGATGCGCTCCTGTGCGGCGCGGTCGTTGTGGAACTTGGCGCGGAACCCGTCGACGAGGAAGTCGTGCTCACCGTCAGGGGTGTAGGTGCGGGCCTCACGGCCGACACTGACCGATGCCACCGTCGGGCGAGGAGTGGCGTCACGGAGTGCGTCGCGGGCCTCATCGGCGTCAGCCTTGCGCTCGTCGAGCTCGACGAGGTCAGCCTCACGCGCACGGAGTGCGGTGATGCGTTCGTCGACGGCCTTGACAGCGTCGCGGGTTTCGGTGAACTTGGCCGCTTCGGCGTCGTTCAGGTCACGGGCCTCCGCCGCGGGTGCGGCGAGCACCTCGTCGAGGGTGGTCTGGGCTGCGCTGCGCTCGTCGAGAGCTGCGCGGATGAGTGAGCGGATGTGCTCCAACATGGGGTGAACCTCCTTGGTTCGATGTGGGGTTGGGGTCACCGGGTGGTGTGAGGTGTCGGCTAGGTGCCAGCCCGTAGGCGGCGGCGTAGCCAGGCGACGTCAGACCGGCGCGGTGTGGTAGGTCAGATGACCCGAAGGGCCTCAGCCTGCGCCTGAGCGAGGCTGAGGGGGAACGCACCGCGGGGGGGGAGTAGCGGTGCGTCATCTCGCATGAGGGCCACAGTGGCCGGGTTGGCCGGGTATGTGACAACGCTCACGTCATAGAGCTTCAATTCGCGAATGGTGCGCTCGGTGTAGTCAGCATTCCATTCCTGGCGTACCGCCTTGAAGGCAAGCGACATCTCGTCGAGGTCACCACGCCCGAGCGCAGAGCGCATCTCGACAACCGACGGGTTCAGTGGATCGAGTTCAGCGCGCACATGCAGCCCGATGTCGTCTGAGGTCAGCGACAAAGTGCCGGACTTGGTGCGCGCCAGCGGTACACCGTCATGATTCACCAGTAAACGGACATCAGCTTCGCCTACTGACTTCGCGGCAGCGCCACGGGCAATGACCTCGGTGAAGCCATGCGGAGGTTCACCACCGACGTCGTAGCGGTAGTCATAGATGGTGGCGTAACCCTCCAACACAAGAGGTCCGTCGCCGTCAGAGCGGATCTCCAGGCGCCCTGCAACAGCACGCCGCTCACGCTCGGGGATCTCGACACCTGCGTCGGTGCGTCGATATTCGGTCATGACATTGTCTCCGTCGGGATCGCCGACCCGGCGGGGTCGGGGCTCGGTGGTTCGCTCACTGCGAACGGTGGCCACAGGAACTCATTGCCGTCAGCGACGGGCGGCAAATCCTCCATGGCGCGCACCTCGTTGACCGAACGCCAGCCAGCCCGAATCGCTTTTTCGTGGGCGGTGTAGCGGTCGATCGTGGTCATACGCAGTAAGGCGGATCGGTTGGCTTTGACGTACTGCGGCCGTGGCAGCAGCTCGCTCACGGCCTCCTCGATGTCGACGACAACGCCGTCGATCGAGTAGCGCAGCAGGTCAACAGCGCGGGACTCCACATTGGAGTAGGTCATCGACGTCCCTGAATCCAGTCCGATCATCTCGGGCGGCATGTCGAAGAACCGACAGACGTCCTGAGCTGACACCTTGTAGGCGTTGAGGAACTCGGCATCCTGCGGTGATGTCTGGATGGCGTGATAGCGCACACCGAGGCCGAGCACGGCGACGTCGTTACCGGAGACTGCCGCCTTGAATCGTTCCTTGAGTTGTGCCGCCTGCTCCTGTGTGAATGGCACATCACCCTCGAGTACGCCCGTCGGGAGCCCACCGTTGGCGAACCAGCCAGAGCCGTACTCGTGTGCGGCAGCGCCCATGCCGATCGCCTGACGGGCGGCACCCATCGGCGACAGGCCGAACGGTGAGCCGGGTCCGACGTTGATGGCGGTATGCCATATCGACGACGGGTCAACGACGACACCACCGACGCGATACTCGACCGCGCCCGTTCGGTAGTCGTACTTGGCGGCGACAAGGTCAGGATGGAGGATCTGCACGCCGGTCGGGAGTCCGAGGGTGTTCCGTCCGAGGATGAGCCCGAAGACGTTGCCACGCAACATGAGTGACACGACGACCTGTGATACCCACGGCCGGAAGCGCATACCGGGTTCGGGTTCACGCATGACTGGTGGTGTTGCCGCTAGCGGCGTCGAGATACCGGAGACATCCCTGTAACCGGCGAATGGCAGCGACTTGATGATCTTGGCGTACTTCCACACGCACGCCCACACCGCCGACTGTGCGAAGGCGACATCGTCGGTGACGACGACGCCGGCGGATGCTCTGAGGCTGCCACGCTGGGGCAGGTCGCCGAAGGTGAACGGCACTGCCCGGCGCTCAGGTCGAAAAAGTCCCATCAACTACCACCTCCGTCCTGTAGCTCAAGAGCGATCACGCCCACCACGCACCCGATGACGACCGATGCTTCCCATCGCCACCACAACGCCACCGCCACCAGAGCGATGACCATGAGCACCACCTGAGCGGCGGCGATGCGGCGACGCATCACCACACCGCCAACAGCGGGTCGATCACGGCAGACACGGGGAGCAGCGCACGGGCGATCGTCGCCGCGATGAGAGGTGAGATCGGCACGGTGGCCTGTCGGATGTCCCACGCCCACGCATCACCGAGGCGTCGCTCGGTGGCGTCGGCCGCAGCGTTATCGAGTGGGCCCTGGCCGTCAGGTCGATGGAGTCGGCCTTCGACGATGTCGGAGTAGAAGCCACCACATGCCGCCTTGTAGTCACTGGCGCCCATCTGCTGGAGCGTGTCGGCGCTGATGCCGGCGTCACGGAAGGCGGCGAGCACCGGGCCGACCTGTGCGGGAGTTGGCCCCGCGCCGTTGCAGCCCACCGCGATGGGCTCCCATCGTTCGACGAGCTCGGCGAGACGGACAGGAAG